CGCAAAGCTGGTGCAACTACTCAGAGCAAGGTCAGTACCACCACAAACACGCTCATCCTAATTCGTATATCTCAGGTGTGTTTTATGTGCAGACCAACCCTGATGACAGGATTTACTTCTACAAAGACGGCTGGCAGCAGATCAAATTCCCACCTGACCAGTGGAACCCGTATAACTCTGAGTCATGGTGGTTTGAGGCTTATGCAGGCAGGCTGATTCTCTTTCCTTCGTCGCTTACTCACATGGTTCCAGAGGTCAAGGGCGAGGACACAAGAATCTCGCTCAGTTTTAATACCTTTCCTGTCGGAGTTGTCGGGGAAGAGATGGATTTAACCGGATTGAAATTGGAGGCATGATGGGCCATTACGCCAAAATCGACGAGAACAATGTTGTTACTCAGGTCGTCGTTGTTGACAACAAAGATATGGCAGATGCTTTCGGTGTCGAGAAAGAACACATCGGCGCTGCACACTTAGAGAAGATCCTCGGTGGAACGTGGAAGCAGACGAGCTATAACGGGAACATCAGAAAAAACTACGCAGGTATTGGGTATACCTACCGAGAAGACATTGATGCTTTTGTGCCACCTAAACCTTTTCCATCATGGATTCTCAATGCTGATGCTCAATGGGAGGCTCCAGTAGCGATGCCAACAGACGGAAACATGTATTCGTGGGATGAGGCAACTACAAACTGGGTAGAAATAAATGGCTAATACCATCAACGCCACATCAGGGATTGGGATTGTCTCTACGGCAGACAATACAAACATCCTTACCCTGCAAACAAACGGTACAAATGGCTTGACAATAGATGCAAGTCAAAACGTATCTTTTGCAAATCAACTGGTGCTGGGTGTTAGTGGTACGACGATGCAAGTTCGCCTATCCGCCGCCGCAGAGACGGTCACGATAGCAGCGACAGCGGCAACAGGTACGGTTAACTTTGATGTATCCACACAATCCATCCTGTACTTTACAAGCAATGCTTCAGCCAACTGGACGCTTAACATCCGTGGGTCAAGCTCAGTAGCCCTAAACAGCATCATGTCTACAGGGCAGAGTGTCACGATTACGCATCTTGTGACACAAGGCGGGACGGCTTACTACAACTCAGCGGTTACGGTAGACGGTACAAGTGTTACGCCTAAATGGTCAGGTGGATCGGCCCCCAGTGCAGGCAATGCCAATAGCGTAGACGTTTACAGCTATACGCTTATTAAAACAGGGAGTGGTTCGTTTACAGTTTTTGCTAGCCAGACAAGGTACGCATAATGCCGATTCTCTCAGCATTTGGTGCGGCTAGACCTCTGGGTGTTGGAGGCGGAGGCGGGATTATCGAGGGCGAGTATTCATACGATTTTAATGGCTCGTCATACTTTACTTATCCTGCATCGTCATCGTTTGCCATTGGAACCCAGCAATTCAGTATTGAATGCTTTGTATATTTAGACTCTTACCCGGCAATAACTGCCCCAATCCTAGACTTTGGATATGGTACAGGTAGCTCGCAACCACAACGGGTGCAGTTTTATATCAACTCATCTGGTCAGCCAGCTTTTGTAAGAAACAACTATCCAACAACGTCTAGTTCAACTGCGGCAACATCATCGATTGCGGTGTCACTAGCAACATGGACCTATATTGCTGTATCTAGGCTTTCATCTGGCGTCGTACGTATCTTTGTGGGTTCGTCACAAGGCGCGTCAACAAGCATAGCGGGAACTATTACAAGCGGTTCGGTTGTCGTTCCTTCAGTGGGAAGCGGTACAGTGCAAACAACACGTTTCTTAGACGGCAAAATAAGCAACTTACGATTTAACCTTGGCTCGTCATTTTCAGCGGCTACAGTTCCAACACAGCCATTAACGGCGCAAGCCACAACAAAGATGCTGACATGCCAGTCATCGACCATTAAGGACAACAGCGTTGCTAATGGCGGTGGGCCATGGACGCTTACTAATTCAGGTGTCACTGTTTCAACATCAGGGCCATTTTAATGTTTGATCTTCTTTCAGGCGGCTTACTAGGTTCCATATTCGGTGGCTTGTTCAGGCTCGCCCCTGAGATCCTCAAGTTTCTGGATAAGAAAAATGAACGCGCCCATGAGTTAAATATGTTCCAACTCCAGACGGATCTGGAGAAAATGCGTGGTGAATTCCGAGTGGAGGAAAAATATGTGGATTACTCTATCCAACAATTGGATTCCATCAAAGAGGCCTTTAAGGAGCAAGCTGAAACGGCAAAGGCTGCTGGCTGGTTTGTGGCTGGAATATCTGCTCTTGTACGTCCCGGCATCACTTGGTGTTTATTTTTCATGTACGCGACGGTCAAGGCAGCAGCGCTTGTACTGGCGTTTCAAACTGGCGCAAACTGGACAGAAGTCGTAACTCAAGTCTGGGATGAGGATGATTTTGGGGTATTTACCATGTGCATCTCATTCTTTTTTGTTGGTCGCCCCCTGGAAAAATATAGAAAATCGTGAGCAAAAAAATTCCCATAAACTGTAGTCATTGCGGCAGACTGTTTGAGCGTAAAAATGGCGGCAGGGAAAAGCAGTGTTCAATCGCCTGTAGGTTTTGGTCTAAGGTAAGTCGCGTAGAAAGCGGATGCTGGGAATGGCAGTGGTCTGTATTTACGCAAACAGGATATGGGCAATTTGCACTGAATTCAAAAACTCCTGTAAACGCACATCGCATGTCATGGGAGCTTACTAATGGATCAATACCTTCTGGGTTATTAGTTCTGCACAAGTGCGACAACCGCAAGTGCGTGAATCCAGAGCATCTTTTCCTCGGAACTGATGCAGATAATATGCAAGACAAGGCGAAAAAAGGCAGATCATCACGTTACTGGCTTGGCAAAAAACGATCTGAAGAGTCAGTGAAAAGACAATCTGAGTCCATTAAAATTTGGTGGCAAAAACGCAAGCAGCTTGCGATTGAAAAATATCAAAAGTCGTGAATGAAGAGGCAAAAGCGCTAGCTAGAGATGTATTAATCAAGCCCTTTGAAGGGCTGGCTAAACGTTTGCCTGATGGAACCGTAACCTCTTATCCCGACCCCGGAACCAAGGGACATCCTTGGACAATCGGCTGGGGAGCTACCGGCCCTGACATTCAGCCGGGAACTATTTGGACGATGGCTCAGTGTGAGGATGCCCTAGACCATCACATTGAATACTTTTATGCAGGTGTTTGCAAACTTAGTCCGGCATTTCCAAAGGCATCTCCCAGAAGAATTGCCGCAGTTACAAGTTGGGCGTACAATTGTGGTTTAGGAAACTACAGGATTTCCACGTTCAAAAAACGTATTGATGCGGGAGACTGGACCGGTGCTGCGGAGCAGTGTTTGCTTTGGAACAAAGCAGCGGGTCGCGTACTTCCTGGTCTTACCCGCCGCCGTGCGGCTGAAGCTGCGTTGATGAGGTGAGGGATGCCACTCAAAAAGATCTTATTAAAGCCTGGAGTAAATCAAGAAAACACCCGATATACTAACGAGAACGGTTGGTATATTTCTGAAAAAGTGAGATTTCGCCAAGGCACCCCAGAAAAAATTGGTGGGTGGCAGCGCATTTCTCCATACACATTTCAAGGTATTTGCCGTTTATTGTGGAATTGGGTAACGCTTAGCTTTGATAATTTGTTAGCTGTAGGCACAAACCTTAAATTTTATATTGAACGTGGAGGTGTATATAACGACATTACTCCCATTCGTGAAACAGCAACACTAACAAACCCATTTACAACTAATATTACCGCAGGTACTGCTAACAGAGTTTTAGTCACAGATGCTTCTCATGGGGCAAAAAATAATGACTTTGTAACTTTTAGTGGGGCTTCTGCCGTTGGTGGACTAACGCTTAATGGCAACTACCAAATTGCAAACGTCACAACAAATACGTACACAATAACTGCTGCTTCTAATGCTACTTCTGTAGCTACTGGAGGTGGTACAGTAACTGCTAAATATGAAATAAACGTAGGGCCAGCTATTCAAGGTGCAGTTATTGGGTGGGGGTCCGGTGCTTGGGGGCAAGGTGCTTGGGGCGTGGGTGTTTCAGGCACTGAACGCCTTAGATTATGGGAAGCTCAAAATTGGGGTGAAGATCTTGTCTTTGGATACCGTGGCGGCGCTTTGTATTACTGGGATGCGACTAACGGCGTATCAACACGGGGTGTAGCACTGAATGCTATAGGGGGTAACGTAACCTTTACTTCTGCTTCTCCTACGGTTGTGACATTTAGCTCTATTTTGTTATCTGAAGGCACTGCGGTTAAATTTGATGCGTCAAGCTCTATGCCCTCTGGGGTTACTGCGGGCACGACATATTATTTGCGTAATGTGGATGGGGCTACGGCAAATATCTCAGCTGCCCCCACAGGTGCGCTAGCTAACGCTGCGTCTACAGGGTCTGGGGTGTATGTATCTGATCTTGTTGATGTGCCGACCAAGCAAAACGGCATGATTGTTTCAGATACTTCTAGATTTCTTTTACTTTTTGGCACAACTGCCTATGGCAGTGCAGTGCTCGACCCGATGCTTATTAGATGGTCAAATCAAGAATCGGTGATTGATTGGATACCCGCCGTAACTAATCAAGCAGGTAGTCTGCGTTTGTCTCACGGCTCACAAATTATTACTGAGCTACAGACAAGACAAGAAATTCTAGTATGGACAGATTCCGCGCTTTATTCATTGCAATATTTTGGGCCTCCTTTTGTGTGGGGGTCACAACTACTTGCCGATAATATATCTATTGTTAGTTTAAACGCCACTGCGGTGGCGTCAAATGTTGTGTATTGGATGGGAGTGGATAAATTTTATACGTACAACGGACGGGTACAAACGCTACGTTGTGATTTAAGACGTTACGTATTTTCTGATATTAATGTATCACAACTAGATCAAATTTTTGCCAGTACAAATGAAGGATTTAATGAAATTTGGTGGTTTTATTGTTCTGCCAATTCAACTGTTATTGATAAGTATGTTGTGTATAACTATGCAGAAGACATTTGGTATTACGGACTAATGGGGCGCACTGCTTGGATAGATTCAGGATTACGCAACTACCCTGAAGCTGCTACATACAACTACAATATAGTAGACCACGAATATGGGGTTGATGATAATGCTACAGGAACACCTGTAGCTATCGAAGCATATATTGAGTCTGCTGAATTTGATATTGAAGATGGGCAAAACTTTGGGTTTGTATGGCGTATGGTGCCGGATCTTACATTTCAAGGATCTACTGCACAAAACCCACAGGTCACAATGACGCTTTACGGCATGAATGGTTCAGGCTCTGGTTTTAATGTTGAAGCTGCTAAAGCAGTGTCTCAAACATCTACGGCTACAATTGAACAGTTTACTAATATAATTTACACCCGCATCCGTGGTCGTCAAATGATTATGAAAGTTGGGTCTTCAGGACTTGGTACAACTTGGCAGCTTGGTGCGCCACGGATTGATATTAAACAGGATGGGCAACGATGAGTTTGCTTAGACAACCTGCCCCACCGAGTCTACCTTCTGCGGGGGGTAATTACGAACGTGCGTACCACGATCAGTTTAATAATGTTTTGCGTCTTTATTTTAATCAACTAAGTAACAATTTAACAGCAGTTTTTGGAGATAATGGTGGGCAGTACATAGAGTGCCCTAACGGGTTATTTTTTAATACCGCAGATCAGACATTTGCTGCAACTAATACAGCTTATCCTATAGTTTTTAACGCTACGTACTTAAACAATGCAGTTGCATTACAAACGGGGAGTACATCTAAAGTTGAAGTTTCTATTGGTGGCGTTTACAATTTTCAATATTCTGGGCAAGTCAAAACAACAAATTCATCAGACAAAAACTTGTATCTGTGGATAACTCGTAACGGGACGGATATTGGCTATTCAACCCATGCTTGGACTTTTCACGATAATAATCACTATGCAGAGATAAGCTGGAACTTTAATATTGATTTAGCCGTTGGGGAATATATTGAACTTAAAGTTGCTGCTGACAGCACAGCAATTATACTTGACGCGGAAACTGCAACCTCACCGCATCCGGGTATACCTTCGAGTGTTTTATCGGTAAACTTCATGGCACCGTTGCCTAATATAAGGCCGATCCTACCATGAGCACTTCTTTAACTCCCCAACAGACTGAAGCTTTGCAGAAGTTTCAAGCTTTTGTACAGCAACAACAAATACCCACACTTACTGATGATGCGGGTAAGACTTATGGTGGGGATGTAATTGCCAGATTAGCTGGGCAAATTAGCCAAAACCTTGATACGTCTAAGCTTAGTGGCGGGGCTTTTGGTGTGGGGG